AGTAGTTGTACTTGTCGTACTTGTTGTACTTGTACTTGTACTTGTACTTGTACTTGTTGTTGTAGTTGTTGTTGGAACAATTATATTTCCTCCAAATTGAAAAAGTGTATTAAATGGCTCCATTGTATATGAAGAAAAAAGTGGTGTAATTAATTGATCACAATCATCACAAGCATCTTCAGGTTGATAAGCGCTACCGTCTTTGCTAACTATATTTCGTAGATCCCAAGTTCCTACATTAGAGTTAGTAATAGTTGCGGTTACAACTTGACCTTCTAGTACATTGATAGTTCCAGATGCAAAATCAGCCCCACTAGTTATTGTTGTATTTGTTACAGGAGAACCATCTACATTTATTACTAAATTTACAGTTCCTATATAACCTGGAGTTTGTGTATATAACTCAAAGTTAAATTCATATGGCGGAGGTGCAGTGGTAGTTGTTGTAGTTGTACTACTTGTACTTGTAGTTGTAGTTGTTGAACTAGTAGATGTTGTAGTTGTAGTTGGACAATTAGTTGGTAAGTCAATACAGTTTTCACACGTACCAACAGAACACACTCTAATAATAGTTGCACCTATAGGAAGTGTTACCACATAGCCATTTTCTAAAGCAGTAGCTGGAACTTGTGTTTGAAATGGAGAACTGTATGCATTTGCATCTGAAAATAAATCAAATGGTCCAGCACTGCCAGTTGGAGGAATTGTTATATTTATTTGTATTAACATATCTTAATTTATTATACGCATTGATTTTCTAATGTATCTGTAAAACCTGCTTGCCAGTATGTTTTGGAATTACAAGATCTTATTTTATCATCACTTATTCCTGGTTCTGTAATATATATTATACTGTCAGGGTCAGCTAATGTTCCAGCTAATGCATCATCTGGATCATATGCAGCTATTCCTAATTGTTGTACTACATCATCTATCCTACAGGCGACTCCTGTGGTTACTTGACCTTGACTATTTGAACTTCCTGCATAACAAAGTCCTATTATTTTAATAGTCCCATTTAATTCTGCTAAAAGAAAAGATCCAGAATCTCCACTAAATATAGGATTTATACATCCTGGAACTGTACTGTCAGGTGTATCGTTATTTGGTTTTACAAACTTAATAGCTCTATCAAATTGACAGACTACATAATAAGGACTATTCTGAGCATCTGCTAAGTTTGCTTGTGTAGGATTCTGCATTTGGTATCCTATACTGGTAATAAGTGCATCAACTGCTGATATTGTCATAGGACATTCAGGCATTAATCCTTTTGGTCCAGTTGTTCTTCCAGAACTATATACACGAGGATTGATAGTTAATAATAAATCTAATTCAGCTGTACTAGCAAAAGGTGGAGCAGTACTACCTAATATAGATTCTAACCCTATTTGATTCCAAGCAGTATTTATATCAAATCTAGATTCAACTATAGAACAGATAGCTGCATCTACTTGATTCCATATACCTGTACTTTTTTTATGAATAGGTACATACCTTAGACTAACTCCCATATTATTACTAACAGGAGTGTTAGAACCACTTTCTCCATTTTGATACACACGATTAACTGGAAATGCATCATTTAAGTATTGATTATTTATGTCTCTATCTGAAGTGTAAAAAGCATCATTTATTGATACATGATTATTAGTTAAACCTACGGTTGTACCAGTTTCTACATGTTTTACCATTCCTCCTAATGTTCCTATAGTTTTTGTATTATTTCTGCTAGAGAAGGAAATACCTCCTTGCATCAGTTGATTGGTTGCTCTATTAGCTGCATTATTTGAACCTGCTGCTGTGTTACCACAAAATGCGTCACATCCTAAATGTTGTATAATAGTTTCTTCTATAATATCTACTTTTACCACTCCTTCATTTTCTATAGTTACATTATCAACTATTATTTCAGAAGATGTAAGTTCAGAAAGTTTCTTCTTTTTTGGTATAGATATAACTATAGCAAATTCTCCAGTATCAACTCCATTAGTTATTTTTTTACCCAAACCAATAGAAACTGCTTGAGGATATTGAATAGCTAATTCCTTAATCTTTTTTGATACTTCTTTTGTTATTTTTCCTTCCATAGCTTATTTATATTGGGGATGTGTAGGCTGAAAATGTAGTCCATATTGTTTTTACTCCTGATGGCACCACTGTTGTTGTACTAGTGGTTGTAGTAGATGGCGGTGGGTCAAATGATGTAATACCATTACTTATTCTGCACTCTGGTCTACTCCCTGAATCTATAGATGCACCTGGAGTAGGTTGCTCAGGAACAATTTCCCAAACTGATGCAACAGTGTTGTATCTATACCAAACTCCTGAAGACACATCAGATGTATATATATAATTTCCAATCATTGTTAAATCTCCACTACCAAGATATGACCCATTACTAAGCAGGGGAGTGCTGATGGATCCATCTAATGTTCCTGTATTATAGTCGTATTGATATATTCTACGACTAGTTCCTTCAGTTTGATGATACAATATTTTATTTGTAGTAACTCCATCTGGTTTGTATGTAATTAAACAATCTCCATTAGCAGTACTTTGAACTATAAATTTTTGAGTAACTGATAAGACGGTAGAACCTTCAATAATTTCTGCTTCTAAAACTCTATTAAATCCATAAAGCCATACAGTTTTAGTATCATTAATTGAATCTCCAGAAATTTTAAGTCCTGTTGACCACTCAGAAGGCCATGTATATAATATACCCTCCCACTGAATATTTTCAGGAACACCTGTTGAACTTAAATCATACGTGTATCTTGTAAATGCATACTCAGAGTTAACTATAGTTAAAGTAATATAGTTTTCACTAACAAGAACTCCGGAATTTTGAAAGTTAGTTCCTGCAGGGAATATAAGTTGTTCTGTAATTCCTGTAATAGGACTGTATGCAAACACTTTGGAGTAATAAGGTTCACCAGGATAACATGCTCCTGGATTGCTAGCGCAAGTTTGTCTAGTAGTAGCATAAATTAGATTACAATCTAAAGATGTTGAATCAAAACAACCTAATCCAACTGGTCCACCAGTAGGAGCTTGTCCTGATAAAGTTAATATAGTATAGTCAGTTTCACAAGTTACAATAAACTCTCCATTATTGTCATTATTATAATAATCTATTCCTCCAAACTGGTTACCAATAACCTTAACTCCATAACCTGTCGATATTGAAAGAGTTGGAGTTTCTGTATTTGTATCTACTTGATAAATGTCTCCACTACTAAATTCACCTTCTTCAGTTAATACGGTATTTAGTACTGCAGCTGTTATTGGAATATTATTTACAGGTTGAGCAAACGTTAGTGTAATTTCAAATACGGACCCTTGAACAACAAAGTCATAGGCTATAATCAGTCCAGTATAAGCGCACAACTTATATAGTGTCACCCCTCCACCATTACCAACAATTCCGTTAGATCCAGCAGCAAGTGTACTACTAGCCATAACAGTCATACCTGCATACGTAAACGGTACTGGACCTATGTACACATCTCCTGCTTGGTCGTACATATTAGGTATTGTAGTAGATTCACATTCTGGTTCTGTATAAAGGGTAATATCTGCACAACCACTAGTTGTAGATAAACTTTTTACATTTGTACCTACAAGATTTGATGATTGTTGTTGGTAGTCAGGAGTTTGTGATATTTCATATACTCTATTTAATTCTGGTTGAAGAGCATATAATTTACTATTTATTGAGAATATATCTATATATTTCTCAGAAGTGTAATTAACGGTAAATTCTGGAATGCCTAAATCCTGCAACTTCATAGTTCCAGTTATACGATCATTATTTGAAATGTTGTATTGTTGTAGATAATTCCCATTATAAGGACCATCAACTTCGCCATCCATCCTCATACTAGTAATAACATCACCGTTATTAAGATATAGTAGTCTAGGGTTTGAAACAACCTTACCATAGGTATTTATTACAGGTTTAACAGTTCTTCCAATACTAGATGTTAGATTTTTAGCAATATTACCTGTTTGACTTATATCAATAGTAAAACCCCATACATCTGGTGAAGTAACAGTAGCAGTTGGTCCACCAAAAACTATTATTATACTTGTATCATTAATAGCAGTTAGTGCCGTACATTCAGAACCAACTCTAGAATAACCAGGGTATGATAGGATACCTTGTGTGCTAACAGTAATGTCTCTTGTAAAAGATAAACCTACATTACCTGATGTAAAAGTTACATCATATTCTCTAATTATAAAGTTGTTCTGGGTAAGGTCTGTTTCACTAGCTAGCCAAAGTTTATTTTGTGTACTACATATAGGTCTAGTTACACCTTGGGTTACTAAAAAGTCATTAGGAACTAATACTGTAGTTACTACATTGGTGTCTATATTATATACTCCTAGTTCTCCGGAGGTTCCTTCGTTAAGAGTTGACCAAAGACATAGTGAAGTAATTGGTCCAGGTCCACTTGATGTAGTAGTAGTAGTTGTAGTTGAAGATGAAGATGTGCTGGTTGTAGTTGTTGTAACATCACAAAGTATCTCTCCTGTAAAATCACAATTTGGTGTAGCACAAGAATATATATCCACTGAACCGCAAGTCTGATTTGTACTATCTAACCTAACAGTAGTAGTTCCAGCAGGGGCATTATAAGAAGTGTAACCATTCAATAGAGCTTGTCTGGAAACATTAGTATCAAATGCATTTTGATAATTATCTGCATCAGAATATAGATCAAATGGACCTGTATCTATGCCTGCTAAAGTTAATGTTATAAGTATTGTCATTGTCCTACGGTGTTATTGTGGTGGTTGTTGTGGTTGTTTGTTCTAGTGTTATCTCAATACTATTTTTACAAACTGAACCTGATGCTACTTTTACTATAGTAGTGTAATCAGGCATCACAGCTGTATACCCATTCAATAACTGGGTTTTAGTTACATTTGTTTGAAAAGCAACACTAAACCCATCTACGTCTGAAAATAGATTAAAAGATCCAGTATTATTTCCTGCTGTATTTAGTGTTAAGATTGCTTCCATTATGAGTCACAACAAGTTGTTAATGTTTGATTTATACTTATTACTTGCTGCTTTATAGTAGCTATTTCAGATGTATTGATTGCTTGTTGGTTTACCAATGTACAAATAATTTCGTCAATTTTAGACAAAGCAATGTTTAAATCATCACAAGGTTGCACATTTGAACAAGGTAATACAGGTCCATTGTATGTAATAGACTTTGAATAATGTACCCCAGTTGCACAAGGATTATTGCTTGTAGTGCTTGAACATCCACAAGGGGTGTTTGAAACTACATCTGTGCAACAAGGATTTACAGGTAAGTATGCCATTTTGTTTTTATTTTAAGGTATGTAAATTATATAATATGATCCAAGGCCAGGTTGAAAATTAGCATGTGATAATCCTCCACCTGTCTCATTTATTGTAGCAGAATGTGAATGTGGTGGAAGGGGATCTGCTACAAACGATCTCATTTTAAAGTCATTATCCCCACCTTTAAATCCTCCACCAATATTCTCACCAACGTAAGGTCCTGCTGCCTTTCCTGTAGGGGTTATTGTAGGCGTTGATGGTCCAATGGTAATTGTATGTGTATGTGAAGGTATTTGTGTAATACCTAATGTAACACTGTTAGTTCCAACAGGAGTATTAAGATTATATGTTGGGTTTCCAGCTACATTAGGGTCAACTGCAGAATCTAACGAAGCTCCTCCCATTCCACTAGTAGTACCAACTGGTACTCTTCCTCTAAGATCAGGTGTTCCATTTTGCCCATTACATAAAAAGATTCTATCCCAAACGCCTATACCAGCTCCTGACTGACTAAATGGAGACAAGTCTCCAAAATAAGGTTGAGCAGAGAATGGAACCATTCTATTATTTATTAATTGTTGTGTAGGGTTAGTGTTAAAATAGTTATCTATATATGTATTTATATCAACGATTCTTACATAGTTAGTAGTAACATCTGTAATGAAAGTATTTAGTGATTGCTCAACTTCACATAACTTTACTATAGTTTGTTGTAAAACATCTTGAGTAGAAGTGTTATCTGTTACTCCTGACACACATCCTACCTCATATGCACTGGTTGGTTCACTTTCTTCTATAAGTTGTATTTGTTCATTTAAGTTACAGATAGTTTGAACTATACCTGTAAGATAATTATTTAAAGAAAGCGGATCACATACTGGCAAGTTAGCTTCTACGATTGGACATATATCAGTTGGTTGTATTATAGGAAATACTCCTGTTCCATCAATTGTAGAACTTAAGAAAGTTATAATAGCCTGCTCTACAAAAGATAGAGAGTCTCCAGTCTGTATTCCTAAAATAGGAACATCTACTCCTGTATATTTAACACATCTGTCTGAAGTAATTTCAGTGCATCCGTTATAACAATTTGAGCAATTTTGTGTTGACATAATTTTTTTATTTTATTTGTTATTAATATTCAAATGCTTCAATTACTATTGATGTAGCATTTAATACTGTAAATGTATGGGTTATAGTGTTTAATGAACCAGAAGGATTATTCTCCTGATAGCTAAATGGTGTCATTCCACCACCGGTTATAACTAGTTCAGTAGATACACCTCCAACTTCGTTGTTTGAATATGGAAATGTAACTGTATATTCTCTACCAACTAAGAAGTCATAATAATAATTACCATTCCAAATTGGACCAGTTGTTGGTATACTCACTACTACAGGATTACCTGACTGATCATTATCTTGTATTTCAAAGCTAAGATTAGCACCGTTATTAGTAAGCGACATAGTAATTTCAGATGACGCTATTTGTTCTTGATTTACTTTAAATAATAATAAAGGACCATTAGTAACACCAGGTTGAGTATATCCAGTACTAAAGCTAGTTGCAAGTGAATTTGTGACTCCACCAGCAGGTGGTTGTAGTATACCTGTATCTAATTCTTGCAGACCTCCTGCTCCTATCAATAAAAAACTATTCTGCACTTGAGTCTCTTCACTTGTTAAGTTCTTAGTAGTAAGTTTAGCATTAATAACATCACCGTTAGAACTTGAAAACAATCCTTGTACCGAAGGCGTGCTATTAGTAATAACTTGAGTTACTACACTCGCTCCATTTTTAAATAATTGTAATTCTGCTTCTTTAAATCCATTTCCTCCTCCAACAACTTCCCAATCAATATCGTAGCTTTTTGCACTAGTGGTTGTAGTTGTAGTAGTAGGAGCAACAGTTGTTGTAGTTGTAGTTGTTGGTGTTGTACCAGTTGC